CTATGTTAAAGGTCTGAGGTTGTTTTTCTTCAGGCAACACGATATTAATTTTAATATCTAGTACACCATTTTTAAATGATACCTTATCTACAATAGCATATTCATTTAGTGAGAACAGTCTTTCAAATTTTCTAGAGGCGATACCTTTTATAAGATATTTATCTGCATTATCGTCTGATTCAATGTTACCTTTAACAGTTAAAATATTTTCACTTAAACTTACGGTAATATCTTTACTGCTAAAACCTGCTAAGGCAATAACAATTTGATAGGATGACTCATTATTTCTAATAATATTATAAGGAGGATAAGCTGGTTTCCTATCTACGTTAAGATAATAGTTATCTATGTTAGATAGTAATTTATCAAACCCTATTGATTGTTCAAAAAAATTATTCCATACATGAGAAGGAAAGTTAGGATATACTCTAGTCATATTGTTCTCCTTTATCAGCAAGAATGTAGAGAACCAAAAGCATTCTCTACTATATTACGAATTATACCATATCTTATATGTAAAGTCAACTAAATTCTACATCACCACCTAATTCTTTTACTAACTTTACTAAATGTGAATGATCCATAAGTAGATTTATAAGTGCTTGTCTAGGAACTTTTACTTCTTTAGCATTTTTTCTAGCTTTATCTACTGCCTGGTGTAACAGATCAAATTCTTCATCATTAGTATAAAGTTTCATGGTGTCATTAAAGCTTGCCAAGAGGAAGGAAAACACTTTGCACATTGTATTTCAATCATAGAAGATACTTCTCTAGTTTCTTTTTGTGCATCTGTTTTACTTCTTAACGAACAGACTCTAGCAAAAGAAACTAAACTACCTGTCCAGTACCACTCAGTAAACATACTCTGTGGCAGAACCATACGTGCCATCTCAGGTGCTACACCTTTTCTTAATAGTTCATCATAAGTCCACATACACCTTTTAATTGCTTGCTCATAATCATCTAAGAGCGACGGACCTGATCCTGTGGCAGGGTTAATATCAATTACTTTATCTGAACTACCTTGTTTCTTATTCTCTGGTCTACCTCTCCAGTATTTTGGAAAGTAGAACTCTGGTTCATAGTCAACATATCTCCTGCTAATCTCGTTCCATACTAGACCTACCTGATGTTTACCAAGCTGTCTAGCTACAAAGAGAGGAGCTTTAATTCTAAACTGTAGAGAGGTGTGGGCAAAGGGTGTCCAATGTTTATGTTTAGCAAGATAAGTAATTAGTTTCTCATCTGTTTCTTTAAGAAGATCACGCACAGGTCCAGCCTCTGGTATTGTTTCCCAGTCTGACTCTTTGTTGAAAGAAACTCTAGCAGCGTTTACCACTGTCAGGTCAGAACCCATGTGATCTATTAGTGTAACTTTCATATCGTTCATTCCATATGAATCCCAAAGTCATCAGTAAATCCTGAATCTTTAAACTCTTCTATAGGTTTATCCAAAGTATCACCCATGTAATGTAGCAATAAATCAATAGCTTCATGTATATTGGAATCACCTTTAGGTACAGTATCTTTATATTGTCGTAAGTAAAAAGAAGTTAATGTGGTTGTCATACTACGCTCCTATATCTACTACCTCACATACGCCACCAGTACAGGCTAACTCTTGTGATCCGCTAGTTGTATCTCCTCGCTCATACTCTTGAAGTTCATACCAATCAATAGCAGGAGGCATCTCACTAGATAACTTATCATAATCTTCAGCATTAATATCTTGATAAGGTGCTTGCTTATAAGTGTGGTCTGAAAAAGGTAGAAAAGAAATACCTGATAGAGAATCAAAATGATTCCAACACCAGGAACCTACTTCAAACCATTCATGTTCTTTAACAGATATAGTTACAGAGGGTTTATGTTCACAATAGTTATCAGCTATCTTTAGCCACAGTTCAAGTTGTTCAATAGCACCCATATCATAACGACACACAGCATTGTCTGGACTCCTCATGGGAAAAGAGAATACTGTTACGCTATCAGGTGCTGTAAAGTCTGGCTCTGCTGGTATACCTTTATCTTTAAGGAACATTGTAAGAGGGTCTTTGTTATCTCCTCTAACAGTCCTGACATAATAAGGATTGTGTCTTGCATGTATACCAGATGCAGCATCAACAAGTTGTGATACAGTACCTGAAGGTTTAACACAAGTAACAGCAGTGCTTTGATTAATACCTAACTTTTCTGCTAGTTTCTTGTTAGTTTTAATAGCTACATTTCTTAGTTCTTGTAGCGTCTCTGGCTTGGCATTGTATATAGCAGGACAGTCCATGATACCTGTAAGTGATACGCCTAGCAGACGTTCTTCTTCTGTAGTATCTTTCCATCGTTTACGTAGATAACCAAAGTCTGTTAGAGTAGATTGGAATGTACCTAGAATAGTTGCAATCCTAATCTTTTCTTTTAGTGTAGCAATGGTATCATCTGCTCTACAAATAACTTCTGATAGATTACAAAACTGATAGGGACGTAGGATAATTTCACAACAAGGGTTGGTGCCAAAGTCAATGGACCCATCACGTCTACCATTAGATGCTGCTTTCTCTTGTGCAGATATACGGTTGAAGATGCCACGCTCTCCGCTCTTGCTCTCGTAGAGTGATAACCATTCTTTCATAAAGATACCCATGTCAGGTTTCTCTGTGTAGCAAACAGAGTTATTAGATAGTGCGCGTTGCTGGTTATCTACCCACCACTCACCACTCTTTGCCATACGCATACGCTCATCAGTCAGATTAGAAAGTGAAATCAAAGCGGACCTTCTAACACCACCAACAACTACTACCTGACCAATCTTACACATGATATCATGACACTCAACTGAGTTTAGTTTTCTACCCTGTGCTTTCTTAAATGTTTGAATAGTAAAATCAAACAGTTCCTCTAGAGGTTTAGGACCAGAGGCTCTACCTCCAAATATTTTAAGACGTTCACCAGCAGGACGAATCTTACTAGTATCAATCTTAGGTATACGATTAGTATAAAGAAGAGATATTAGATCACGTAGTCCTCTAGCCCATCCCTCCTTAGAGTCAGCAACAGAAACAACATCATCTGTTTCTTCAAAAGCTACATCAGGAATTGTAGGAAGTTTAGCAATGTACTGACGCTCAACAGAAAAGCCAACGCCTGTACCATTCATAAGAATATAAAGACACTCATCAAAAGAACGAGGTGAATCAATAGGAAGATAAGAACAGTTATAACCAGCAACATTCTCACGGGCTAGAGCAGGACCAGCAGTCATCAAAGCTCGCATAGAACCAAGCACTTCAAGATTAAGCATAGCATTTCTAAGCTCAGATAATTCTTTACCAAACAAATCATAAGTATAATCATGACGTAGATGATTTACCATGAAAGAAAGATATCGATCTATTGTTTCTTCCCAGGTTTCTCTGCGCTGCTCTTCTTCCAACCATCTAGAATAACGAGACATGTGAATGAATGATTGGTAATTAGTTGGTAAAGTAATTTGATTCATGTTGTTCTCCTCTATATCTTTTCAATTAATTTTTTAAGATACCATTCTGCTTTTTGCAAGTCTTCTTTTGGTTTGTTTTTATGTTTGTATCTCATAATATATTTAAGCATGTTACCTTTTAAGTAACCCATAAACTCTTCTTCAGTCATAGACATTTCTAGAATATCTATTGCTTCTACACCCTGCATACGATAATGCTTGGGGCTATTAACCATATCATGTTTCGTAGAAGAACGAGTTGATTTGTTTTCTGGCATAACTAGTATCCTCTTCATTAAATATTTTGTCAGCAATTGTTCGCATAACAACAGGATTAACTCCTGCTACATCACATATGTATTCAAAGTTTTCACAAGTCACGCCTGAACAAGCATAGAACCAGGCTTTAGCAGCACTCCTATCTACTCTAATACGGGTAGGTTCATTGGTTGATACTGGTTTAGTAGCATCTAACAATGCTCGAAAGATAACACCCATAAATAAAGAATGATACTCGCTATTTTGAGTATCATTAAAAATAGATTCGTTTGTTATTGAAGTTAAATTGTTAATGATGTGTCTATAGTTCTGGTTCATAGCTCTCCACTGGTCTGTACCATTTTCCTCCTACATAGTTGTTATAAAACGCTGGTTCATCTGTACCTTCAAGAACAGAAGCAAGGACATTATATTTCATTTGATAATAACATTCATAATATCGCAAGCTTCTTTTATTTTTATATTCAGCTAACATCTCAAACTTAAAATTTCTTTTGCCTAGTTTTTTAATATCTTCTGTCAAAGATTTAGAAGAACCCATATAAACTTTCCAATTAGATTGTCTAGACTTCTTACCTTTTTTATAGTGCCAATATTGTTTACATCCTATATAAGCTTTACCTGTTTTCTTATTTGTAATGATGTATACAAAACCAAATTTATTTTCAATGTCAGGTTTACCCATATACTTCCAATGCATTACCAATCTACAATCTCTTCTACGTTAGGCATCTTAGAAACTTGCGTAAGATATCGAGGGTTTGTTGCATAATCAAACACACGTAGTCCTTGACCATTATTAGCATCCTTCCAACAATCACGCTTATAATCACAATAGATGCAACCAACATCCAGCTTACGGTTGCCAGACTTACCATCAGGAACATCAGAATAACATTTAGCTGGTGGATTACTTTGATTAACCATGTCTTTAATATACTTAACTCTATCAGATGCATTAATCATTTCCATTGAATGAACTTTAGATAAACATATCTCACCTGTTTGTTTATTAATAGCCAGGAAAGCAGCTTCAGTCAATCCATTAGCTTCAGCATAAGAAGATATCTGTGCGATATATCCAAAGGGATCATCAGAAGATACGTAATTGTTTTTAAATTTATCAAAACCTCTACCTGATGAGGACTTACAATCAACCAATACATTATCTATAATAGCATCTTGATGTCCTAATACACCTTCAACGGATACTTCTTTCTGTTCATCTTTAACCTCATGTCCCGCAAGAGATGACAAGGTAAGTAGTAGTTCCTCTAAAATATAACCATATAAAAATTTAATCTTATCTTTACCCTGGATTTCAATATTCTCTTTAACTTTTGAATGAGGTGAAGCACTATACCATTGCTGTCTTTCAGGTTTACCAATAGCAGATAGTCGAAGAGTATCTCTTCTACGTTCTTCTTCATAGATAAATCTTTTTAAATGTACCTTTAGTGCATCACCAAATTTATCTATAATATTATCTACTTCATCATCTGACATATCAGGTACAGATGATTCAAACAAAGAATAAATATCAGCGACTAATGTATCAATTGTTTTCATAAAAAATAGGGGGAACTCCAGATACCCAGAGTTCCCCCTTCCCTAGTTAAGACGAAAGAGGAATAATGTCCTCGTCCATCGAGGAGAAGCCTTCATCTACTACATCAAACGCATCTGATGCAGAGCCACCATAAGGAACCAAATCTAGAACTTGTACCGCCTCAAGCGAAGCAGAGCGTCCCTTACGCTTCTGATACGTCCAATCATATGGACGATACAGAACATTTACAATCGAACCATTACCCACCAACGTATTCAAGATAGGTTTCTTCTGTGCATCCATAACATCAGGAGCAGAGTTAGCTTGTCCAGTTCGACGGTTCTTAACCTGACGCTTCAAGGTAATGTAATCACCTCGTTCATCATCCTTGTTTTTAATACGATCCTCAAGACCATCTGCAACCAAGTTAGCAATCGTAGATTCAGAAAGATTACCTACATCAATCTTCCACTCACCGTCTTCATTGAAGGTGGTGTTTGGTGTGGTTACAGAAGCCCAATAAGCCGTGCCATTAATTACACCCATAGTATTTTCTCCTTACTAGTTAGCAGATATCTCTGCATGATTTCAAACGAATTATACATGATACAAAGCAATGTGTCAACTACTATTTTATTAATACAATGTTACCCTCCAGTTTATTTATATCATCCATACAAACCCTTGAAATTAAATCCTTTCTTCCTTTACGTTGATATGCTGCGTACTCAGCTAGATGAGTAGATGGTACAATATTTTCTAAGTCAATCTTATCTTCACAAAACTCTATCAGTTTGTACCTATTGACTAATAGAAAATCAAACTCTCTTTCAAAGGCTATATAATCTGCTTTACCATACAACCATCCAGGTTTACCTCTCACATTTTTAAATTCAATCCAAGTCCATTCATCATTAACTTTTGAATCTCCTCTACTAATTTTCTTTCTAGCTTTAACGTCTACACTAAAATTAAAATGATAGCAACTAATAAAGAAATCAATATGTTGGTTTATATTTTGATCTCTATTTGCTTTATATACTTTGAAATGTTCTTTCTTTGCTACCCTTTCAAAGATATTTTCTGCTCTTTCTCCTGTTTCAAAACTCTCACTCTTTCTTAGTGCGTTTGTAGCCATGTCGTTCCTACCTTATGTTCACTATCCAGAGGACAGTTTAAGTTTAAAGTTTTTGTAGTCTTAGTCATAGCATACTTGGTAATCTCTGTAAATCTTTTAACATCCTGGTTCGCTACTTCAAACTGATATTCATCATGAATACTCCCTACTAGTTTAACGTCAAGACCTTGAGCATATACGTTAGACATCATATGCACAAGCCATTGTTTACACACGACTGCACCCGCTCCTTGAATTAAAGTATTCAAAGCAGAGAATGCATTACGTATGTGTAAAAGTCTACCATCTAATCCTTTAATCAAACCAGACTCTGCTGCTTCTGTTACCTGATTACGTAGGTTGCGTAAACGTGGCATGTTTTTCAAGAACCTATTGGTAAGTTCTTGCCCCTCTTTTGCAGAGCCACCTACCACTGCACCAATCTTTGCTGGTCCTGCTCCATACATTAAAGCATAAATAAATGTCTTGGCTTGAGATCGATCCTGCAAGCCAGCCATCTTCATGTTAGCTGTATGTACATCACCATTAACAACCTCATCAATAAAAGATTGATCTTTCATATAAGAGGCTAAGATACGTAGCTCAAGTCCTGAAGCATCAGTGCCTACTAACTTATGAGTGTGGGGATTACTAACGGTCCAAAGCTCACGACACTCAGCACCATAGGGAGAGTAAGAAGCTGGCACTTGTGCCATATTAGGATTGTTATGTGCCATTCTCCCTGTGATTGTTTTAAGAGTCATTACTTTTCCATGAACTCTGCCTTCATCCCCACACTTCTCTATCCAAGATCGAATCTGGGCTATACGCTTCTGTAATAAAAGATAGCGACTGAACATTCTAGCCTCGTCCATGTCAATCTTAGATAAAACTTCATCATTAACTATGACGTTACCTTTCTCAGTATATAACTTAGGTTCCCATCCACGATCCTGTAACACGGTAGCTATCTGTTGACGAGAACCAATATTGAAAGGTATATACTTTGTCTTTGTTTTTAACTCTACCTTTGTAGGTGGAACCATCTCTTGTGCAGTATCACTTAACTCATTTGCTTCATCTTCAAGGGTAGCCAATAGTGTCTGACCTTTCTGCATGTTGAAAGCAAAACCATTACGTTCCTGTTGATCAATGATTGCACGTACCTTGTATTCTAATTGTTTAGATTGAGTAGAAAATCTTTTACCTTCCTCTGTTAATACATTATATAATTTATAAGTGATGTTTGTATCTTGTTTACAATACTCAAGCATCTCAGGAGAATAGTAATCAAAACTATCTACATCACCTTTAGGCATCTTTAACTTATCGCCCCATGCTTTAAGAGAATGTCCCTCCTCTCGTACTGGATTATATAACTGTGACATGATAAGAGTATCTTCAATCTTATTCAATGGTATACTCATATTAAGTAACTTGTTTAACCAGTACCCATCAAAGTTAATTCCATTGTGCATGATTAGCTTATCATACTTATTAGCCCATGCAGGAAACTCTTTGCATTCATCTTCTGCCCAGGTATAAACCTCCTTTGTTGCTGTATCTTTAGCTACAATGCAGTGTAATTTAGTAGCATCTAAACCATCAGTTTCAATATCTACTACACAGTCAGGCATTAAAAAGGTATCTCCTCATCTACTTCTAGACCCGCATCAAATGGG